GTCGAGCACCTGGGCGTTTCACGTCCGCGACGAGCAGCGGCCGCCGGAAGGCGACTGGACGACATGGATTTATCTGGGCGGCCGCGGCGCGGGCAAAACGCGAGCGGGAGCCGAATGGGTTCGCGCCCGCGTCGAGGAGGGCTGCAGGCGTATCGCCATTGTCGGCGCCAATGCGAATGACGCGCGCTATGTGATGGTGGAAGGCGAGAGCGGGCTCTTGTCCGTCGCCTCGCCCTGGCTGCGCGCGAAATACGAGCCGTCGAAACGGTTGATCACCTGGCCGAACGGCGCGATCGCCACGCTCTTTTCGGCGGAAGAGCCGGACATGCTGCGCGGCCCGCAGCACGACACCGCCTGGTGCGACGAACTCGCGAAATGGACCCATCTCGAAGCAGCCTGGGACAATTTACAACTGGGTTTGAGGATCGGGCAGCGTCCGCAACAGATGGTGACGACAACGCCGCGCGCGTTGCCGGTTCTGAAATCGCTCATGCAGCGGTCGGATTCGGTTATCACGCGCAGCACGAGTTACGACAACCGCGACAATCTCGCGCCGGCGTTCTTCGCGCATGTCATCAGCCGATACGACGGCACGCGGTTCGGCCGGCAGGAAATCGATGCCGAGATCCTGGACGAGATACAGGGCGCGCTGTGGACGCGCGCAATGATCGATGAAGCGCTCGTGTCGCGCAATGCGCCCGTGCCGAAGATGGTGCGGGTGGTGGTGGGCGTCGATCCCTCCGGCACGCGCGGCCAGGACGGGCGCGACAGTGTCGGCATCGTGGTGGCGGGCAAGGCGATCGACGGCCGCTGCTATGTGATGGACGACTGGACGTGCTCGCTTTCGCCCGCAGGCTGGGGACGGCGTGTGGCCGAAGCGGTCGCGCAGCACCAGGCCGATTGCGTGGTCGCCGAAGAGAATTTCGGCGGCGCGATGGTGGAGTCGGTGTTGCTGGCGGCACAAGTCGGCACGCGCATCAAGATGGTGCATGCGTCGCACGGCAAGATCGCCCGCGCGGAACCGATCTCGGCGCTCTACGAGCAGGGCCGCGTCGGACATGCAAGCGCGTTCATGGCGCTCGAAGACCAGTTCTGCGCGTTCACCGTCGACGGCTATCTCGGCAAAGGCTCGCCCGACCGAGCAGACGCCGCGATCTGGGCCCTGACCGAACTGATGCTTTCCGGCGTCAACGAAGAAGGCTGGCTCAAACTCGCTGCAGAGGTAAATGCGGCGAAGGGTAAGTTGAATTGATCTTGATACCAACTCCGAGAAAAAAGATGCACCACGGAGCCACAGAGAACACGGAGAACAAATGAGCCGCGCGCGAATGCGCGCAGGGAACTTCTCGGTGGCATCTCTTCTTCTCCTTGCCTCCGTGGTGAACCTGTTTTCTGTCGACATTCGCACAGGACATGACATGCCAGATACCTCAACCGCACGCGTGACCGCGATTCCGCCGTCGGTGTTTGCGCGCGCGGCGCAGGCGGTGCGGTATGTGATCACCGGTGTCACGCCGCAGACCTGGTTCGGCCCGAGCCAGCCGCTCGCGCCTTTCGCACCGCCGGAGACGGCCGGCCGCGCCTTCGATTATCCGTTCGGGTACAATCTTCAATATTCGCCGCGTTCCTACGAACCAACGAGCTTCGCCGATCTGCACGCGCTCGCCGACAATTGCGACATGATGCGGATCATCATCGAATCGCGGAAGGACCAGATCGAAGGCCAGGAATGGGAAGTGCGCCCGCGCAAGTTGGCCGACGGCACGCATCCGATGGCGAGCCAGTTCGCGAGCGAGATCAAGCTCGCGAAAGCGTTCTTCGAATATCCGGACAAGGAGTTGGCGCTGCCGCAATGGCTGCGAGCGATCGGCGAAGAAGTATTCGTCACCGACGCGACGTCCATCTATGTGCGCCCCGACCGCAAGGGCAGGGTGTTTGGGTTCGAAGTTCTGGACGGTTCCACGATATCCCCGCGCATCGACGCGAACGGCCGCGTGCCGCGCTCGCCCGATGTGGCCTATCAGCAGATATTGCATGGCGTGCCGGCCGCGGATTTTTCGACGGACGATCTTATCTATTTTCCGCGCAACAAGCGGCCGGGCCATGTCTACGGCTATTCGCCGGTCGAGCAGGTGATCGTCACGGTCAACACGCTCGTGCGGCGCAGCATGCACCAACTCGCCTATTACACCGAAGGCAATTTGACCGACTCGATCTTCACCTCGCCGCCGAATTGGGCGACGGAGCAGATCAAGGGCTGGCAGCAATATTGGGATTCGCTGTTCGCCGGCAATCTGCAGGCCCGCCGCCGCGGCACCTGGGTGCCGAACGGCGTCGACGTGAAGCCGCTCAAGCAGCCCGACCTCAAGGATCCGTATGACGAGTTTCTCGCGCGCATCGTCTGCTTCTGTTTCAAGGTCTCGCCCCAGCCTTTCGTCTCGATGATGAACAAGGCGACGGCCGACACTGCGCATGACGCCGCAATCGAGGAAGGCCTCGTGCCGATCCTGAACTGGTACGAAGACCTGTTCCGCAAGCTGTTCGATCGGCTCGGCTGGCACGACATCGAGATGGTGACGGTCGACGACCGCGAGTCCGATCCGTTGACCGCGGCGCAGATCGACGTGTCGGACGTCAAAGCCGGCATCCGCACCATCGACGAAGTGCGGGCAGGACGCGGGCTGGATCCGATCCAAGGCGGGAACGTGGCGATGGTGGAAACGGGATCGGGCTATGTGCGGATCGACGCGAACATCAAATCGAGCGATGAGCCAGCCAATCCGCAAGGCGTGAAAACCGGCGAAGGTGCCGCGGCCGAGCTTGGCTAAGCAGAATTTGTGTCGAACTCCGATTTTCCTCCCCCGCATGCGGGGGAGGTGGATCGCGCGTATCTGCGCGCGAGACGGAGGGGCCCCCATCGACGCGCTCCGCGCGCCACTTCCCCCGTAAACGAGGGAAGAAAAAAACAATAGGCAACCGTTAATGGACAAGCGCTTCCCTCCTCCGTCGGACAGCGATCTGAAGGCGGTCTTGCTGTGTATGCAGGCCGTTTGCGAGACGGCGAAGATCGCCAAGGAAAACGGAGATGACGCGGGCCTTCGGGTCGCGCGAGCCCAGCACAAATACCTGGACCAGGTGTTCGATGCGATGCTCGAACGGCAGCGCGGCGCGACGGTGCATTGAAATTCCAAAGGAGTCCTTCGATGGACATGACGACACTCAATCTTTTCGTACCCCTTACCAAGGTCGATGTCGAAAAGCGGCTGGTTTACGGCACGATTGCCGAAGAGATTCCAGACCGCTCCGGCGAGATCATGGATTATGCGAGCGCCAAGCCAGAATTCGCGAAATGGTCGTCCGACGTTGCCAAGGCGAGCGATGGACGCAGCGTGGGCAATCTGCGCGCGATGCATGGCAGCGTCGCGGCGGGCAAGCTTGAATCGATCGCGTTCGACGACGTGGCCAAGCGCATCGAAGCGTGCGGCAAGGTGATCGACGACGGCGAGTGGAACAAGGTTCTCGAAGGCGTCTACACCGGTTTCTCTGTCGGCGGGAAATATCTGAAGCGTTGGCGCGATGCCGAGGCTCCGCATCTCACGCGCTACACGCCGCAACCGGCGGAAGTGAGCCTGGTCGACAATCCCTGCATTCCGACTGCGACCTTCGAGGTCGTGAAGGCGGACGGTTCGACGGAGCTGCGGAAATTCAGGACGTCCACAAATGTCGTGCCCGATGTGGAGCAAGGTTGGCGCGCAAAGGATGGCTCATTCCACGCGACCAAGGCTGCAGCGCTGAAACATAATGCCGAGGGTGGTGCTGAGATCGGTCTCGCCAAAATCGGCGCGCGCAATTCCGCCGCAGACCTGGAGATGATCCAGAAGTTGCACGACACCGCCTGCGCGCTCGGTGCGAAATGCGTGGCGGGCCAGGTTGACACCGACATGACCGACGATGCCAACAAGTTCGCCTCCGGGGCGCCCGTGAAATTCGCGGCCGAAAATGCGGCCTTGCGCAAGACATTGAGCGACATAGCACCGAAGATCGACTCCATGCTCGCCCGCATCGCCGAGCAGAACGCCCGCATCGCGGCGCTCGAGGCACAACCTGCGAGCGGCGGCCCTGTCGTCAATGGCACGCGGCTGGTGTCGAAAGGCCGGGAAGTGATCGACGATCCCGCACGCGCTTTCGAAGACCACCTCGCGAAACTGTCGCCGGACGAGCGTTCGCTCGTGCTGATGAAAATGTCTCTCGCGCAGCCGCTTGCGGCCGCACCCCCGCCGCTGGGGAAACGGGCGTAGGGCGGAGCTTGTTTCGACGTCCCCCACCCTGACCCTCCCCACAAGGGGGAGGGGAATGATCCGTACACATCGTATCCGTTAGAGTTCACTCTTCAACTTTCCCTGAACTGACGACGGGTGCGCACAGGCGCGTGAAACACGCTGGCTAGAATCCCCTCCCCCTTGTGGGGAGGGTTAGGGTGGGGGAACCCCGCCACCAACACAGAAATCGCAACCGATCGACCGGGCGCTACCCGGGAGATTGCGCGCACGCGTCCGGGACGCTGTACCGGGCGCGCGGAAACTCGGCCGCTTCAGCAACGGCGTTCCCACTCGAAAGGGTAATCACAATGAACGTCACCAAAGAAACGATGGACCTGATGCGGGCCGCGCTCAAATCGGGTTCCGCAGATCTCGCCAAAGCCATCACCGTCAGCTCGGGCCTGACCTATTACGATCTCCAGGCGCCCGCGAAGAATCTCTATCCCACCATCACCAAGCTCCGGAACATGACGCCGCGCGTGGGCCGGCCGTCCGGTTACGGCACGCAGGCGAACTGGAAGATCGTCTCCGCGCTCACCGGCTCGGGCTTCGACGCGATGGGCTGGATTCCGGAAGGCCAGCGTTCCGCCGCGATGTCCTACACCACGGCCAATGCGTCTGCGCCCTATGTCACGATCGGTGAGGAAGATTACCTCACCTTCGAAGCGGAAAGCGCGGGCGAGGGGTTTGAAGATCTGAACGCCACGCTTTCCATGCGCCTGTTGCAGAAG